AACATATCCCGTTACTACCATAGACGACCAGATCATGCGGTAGAAAGTCTCCTACTGGTGTATGAGGCTGCAGACCCCTACGCAGAGATTCTACTATGAAGAGCTGCTCGTAGAGGGTTCCTGCTTCTTTTGTGGAGTACTCCATTTCGTTAACGCCTCCTGAGGCAGTATATAGGCTTCAGGTGCGTCATCTGATAGTTTCCCTATGTTGACCTCTTTAAGGAACTCCTGGGTGGGTATATAGCCCCGTATCGTCATGTTTGGCGGATTACCTGTCACCAGTACATAGTAGTCGCTGTGTTCAGGTCGTGCCTTAAGTCTAGCCACAAGCTTACCAGAATGGTAGCGAGTTGTCTTAACTTCCACCTTATT